CTTTGAGTGCATCCTCAGCAGACTTGCTGCCTGTAATAACGCTCTTAAATGCACCCGCAAAAGCGTTGCCAATGACTTGCGCACCAGCTGCGACTTGGTTTTGAACGTTCAGCAGTTCCTCCATCTGCTGCTTCATTTGGAACATTGGATCAGCTTCACGCATCGCTTGCGCTAGCTCTTCCTGCTGCTGTATTTGATCTTGAAATGCTCTGTGTGCCTCTGCAGCATTTTTTTCGCGTTCCTTTGCAATCTTTTGCTCGATGCCTAGCACTTTCTCCTTAAAGTCTGCACCGGCCTGTTCAAGCGCATTCTGTCTTTCGACAGGCAACATATTGCTTTCAGCAATCTCTTGTCGTCGCTGCATAAGCTCAAGAGTTGCCACTAATGTCTCATTGCCGGCCTCTTGCTCAGCTCGCAAACGCTGGTTGATTCCCAACATTTTTTGGGACATATCAACACGCTCTTTGCCACCGCCAATACCGCCACCAGTGCCGCCAGTGCCACCACCGAGGCCAGGAATAGTTAAATCAGCGGCTGTTGTGCTGCCTGTGGTTTGTTGATTAGCCAGCTCTGCCTCAACAGCGGCACGGCCTTCCTCGCTGCCCATGAACTGGCCTAATCTTCTGCCACTCATGCCTTTGCCTTTCTGCCTTTGCCTGACCGCGTTGATAGCAGCATTGCGAGCAAAAATGCCGTTAATTGCGTTAATAAGCCTCGTCGTTTGATCGATAAGGAACTTAAAAATCGGCGCTAAAGCTTTTCCAATGTTTTGGCCTAGGCGTTGGAACGCATCCTGCAACGTGGAAAGCTTGCCAAACAAGGTGTCCGACTGAGCGATTGCACCGTTTGCGTATTTACCGCCTTTTTCTGTGAGCCTTATTAAAGCAACCTCTACAGCCTTTGCACTGATCTGCCCTTTCTGCAAGGCTTTGCTGAACTCTTCGCCTGTCAATCCATACATCTTTCGCAGCTCATCCTGCAGTGCAACGCCTCGTTCTTGCAGCTGCAAAAGCTCTTCACCCTGCAGACGGCCTTTTGCTTGTATCTGACCAAACGCCGTGGCAATGCCGCCAAGGTCAGCTCCAGTCGCGCCAGCAACATCTGACAAGCGTTTTGTTATGTCTACGATTTTGTTGGTCTCAAAGCCAAAAGCCTTGAGACGCTTAGCCGTTTCAATCAACTCTGAGCTTTCAAAAGGTGTAACAGCACCAAATGCTTGCAATTCACTGATGATTCCTTTTGCTTTTTCAAGCGAACCCGTTAAAACCTGGAGACTTCTCGTTTGCTTTTCTAGCTCTCCTGCCTGTGTAAACGCAAACCTTAAACCCGCTATTGCTCCAGCTGCCGCAGCTGCTATGGCCGCAGCCTTGCCAAACCCTTTGATATTCCCCGTTGCTTTTTTTGCTTTGGCAATCAGAGCGTCAAACCCTCTCTTGCCGCGCTGCGCCATACGCTCAAACGATTGAGCCGCTTTTTTGGCCGCAGGGGCAATCTTGTCAACTGCGTTTTTAAGCCTCTTAGTGGCGTTTTCAAGCTTCTTAGCCGCAGCAACGGCAGGGCCTGTTACCAGTTCAACGCCGACACGTGCGACGGTAGCCATGACTAAGCGCCTGTTCTCTTGACTTTAGCGCCTACGCCTAGCCTTTTTCATCTGCGCCTCTTGCTCCTCATTCAGCAACCCAAAGTAAGCTGACCATATATACAACTCCTCAAGCGTTACCTCGCTGCAAAGCTTTGCCAGCGTGTAACCCAATTCTTTCGCTACACCAAGCTGCAGTCGCAATAAATTGTTTTTTCTCAGCTCGGCCTTCAGTCTTTTGGGTCGATTTCCTCTGTGCTGTCTTCCTCAATCACGGCAAGCATTAGAGCTTGCAAATCAGCATCGCGCACGTCATGCCTTAGCTCAGCAGCCTGACCGCCACTAAACATGCGGTTGCCGTCTTGGTCCAATGCCTTCATCAACAGCAGCTGCAAGGCAAAAGCGTTGGTGTCATCTTTTGCGCTTTTCTGCGCACGCTCACGCTCTGCCATTGTCAACGGCGTACGCCAAAACTCAAACTCAGTGCCATCGTTGAGGGTGACAACTTTTCTGACCGGCTGCAGATTGGCTGCTTTTTTCAGCCGTTCGAGAGCACTAGGCACAAAAAAACCTCTTGTTTGACAACAGCTTACACATAAAAAAGCCCCCAACACAAGTCGGGGGCCAAGTAATGTTCTTGTTTTATCAAGAACGATCGAAGTCGAAAGTAGGAGCTTCGGTAGGACGGAAGCTGATTTCTACAGCTTGTGCATCGTCAGGCGTAACGGCAAACGATGCAGAGTTGATCACTGCAGGGACCTCGATTGAGGTGCTTGACGTGTCATCAGGCGAACCGGAAGACAGCACCAAATCGCTATAAAGCTTGAAGACTGCTCCAGTTTGCTTGCGCTGAATCACGTCTTCAATCAGACGGCTAGCAATCGTGGTGTCGTCATCGGTGAAGTACACCGTTGCAGAACCAGAACCGTCAGCGAAGCCAGTGATGAAGGTACGGAAAGGAGCGTTCTGAGCAAGGGTGCCACCGATAGTGGTGGTGTCCAGCTCTTCGCGAGTCACCTCAAACGACCATTCACGACAGTCGCCAACTGATTGGAACTCAGCAAAGTCAATCGTAAAAGGAGTTGTGCCGTCAGTGCCGTCGTCAGTGATTGCCAGTTCAGTGCCACCGGACGTGGCAGAAAAAGTTGCGACACCCGTTGCGGCGGCGTAAGTGCGGATGAAAACGTCGGTGCTAGCACTGAGACCAGCAGGCAACGTTCCGCCAGTACCAGTGCCAAACGAAACCTTGTCGTTGACCTGAAAATTCAGGTATGTGCCAACAACAATCTCGTTGTCAGCATTGGTCACGTTCGCTGCTTTGAACGTAGACTTGGTGCCAGCAGGCTTGTAATAGAGAGCGCCGGACGTACCGGACAAGACAGTAGCCATGACTTTGTGCGGTAGTGGCTTTTTTCGAGTCTAGCTTAGGTAAGCATCGAAGCTCACGCTAACCTGCACCTGAAAGAAAGAGTCTGAAAGCCCAGAAGCAATCTGACTGGGACCAGACGCAGGATCAAAGGTCACTTGACTCACTGTTTTTCGGTCAAACAAATCTTTGACCCTCTCCGCAATCGTGTAAGCAGCAGCCGCCCCAGTGCCAACATCACTAAAAATATTGATCGTCAAGACGCCTGATTGGCGGTTACGCCCTGTTGCAGGAGCCTGAAGAGTGAAATAACTGTTATCGCCAAACTGAATGTCAACGCTAAGCCAAGGGGCATCAGTTGGCGGAGTGAATGCCGTGTTTGAGTACGCGACCTGATAGGCCGGAGAGTTAGCCATCTCAGTAGCAATACGGCCCTCGATGACGGCACGGACATCGTTGAAAGTGCTAGTCATCAGTCCTTAGCATTTGCCTTGATGAAATTCTGAATGTCTTTGGCGACTGTCAAATGGTAGTTGCGATTGATTTGGTTGCCCCTTGAGCGCCAACGCCCTTTCCATGAAGGCGGCAAATTATTGCCAGTGATCACCGGCTCAGCGTATTCAAGGTTGTTGTAAAGGATATAGCTGTTGCCTAGCGTCTCCTTTTGATAATTTGTGCGGTCAGGAGGTGCAATGGCCGTTGTCGAGTAAGACCCTTCAGGCTTGCCTTGACCGTCAGCAACGTTTTGAGAAATTTGCCAGCTGTTCTTAAGGCGTCCTGTATCCCCTGTAGGGCTTCCTGCTTTTAAGCGCCTATCAGTCTCAAGCACCGCGACGCGCAGCAGCGCCTCCATCTTGTCCGTGCTGTATTTACCGATTTGATCTAGCCGGATACGTGCTGCCATGGCTACGCCCTCAGAACCATCTCATGGGTGATAGCCGTGTTGTCTTGGTCGATCGTGTTGACCTGAATGATCTGATATTCGACAGAGCTGATCACAACTCGATCTTTCGTCGAAGGCGCTGTCGCAACCTCGTCAGCAGAAATGATCAGACGCTTGTCTGTCGTCTTGATCAACTCATTAACTTCACGATTGGAGATGCCCTGCACGACACCCTTGATTGCTGTGTCGCTAGTCGTTTCCGTCACCGTGCCAGTGGTTGTGTTGTAACTACCCGCCGTGACATAGCGAATCGTGACGTCAGCGCCAAGCTTGGTGATGACCTTGCTAGATGCCTTTTTTAGAGAGTCAGCAAGTGCCATCAGATTCGATAAGCAACGACAGCGCCACCATTTAGCTTGATGCTGGTGAAGATGCCTTGAATTTCACAACTAGCCTTGAACACCACAGTGGTCAAAGCGTTGCCGGTGAAGTTTTCTCCCACAAGGGTGTGAAACTCCGAGTCTTCAAGTGACACGATCTTCCAGAACCGACCAGTGTGCGTGGCTGTGTCACTGATGAAGTGCGGATTGAGATGTTCGTAGCTCGGGTAGCTCATTTTCAGATCTTGTAAGCGATACAAGCGCCACTGGTCAGCGTGATGCTGGTGATCACGCCGCTGATATAGGTGTCAGCCACAAAGGTCTCGCCCGCCAAGCTGTTGCCTGTTGCGTTTTCAACCGTGATTGCACTGATCACAGTGTCTTCTTTGAAGTAGATCTTGCAGAACCGCCCAGTGTGTGCAGCGGTGTCAGAGACAAACTCAAAGCCGGGGCCGAAGTCGTATTGCATGATCAGCTCCGTTTGATAGCGATGTTGCCTGGTCCACTAATTCTAAGCCCCGTCAGATAGCGTTCAAGCAGCGGTGGCACGCGATCTGCTCCAACAGCACCAGTCTTGTCAGGGGTGACATTCAGGCTGCCAATCTGCACGTTCTTGTAATCCTCAAGGCCACTCAGCCCAATGCCGTCTTTGTTGTTGTTCAAATAGACAGCAAGAACAACCTGAGCCCGCTTGACCTGATCAGGTATTTCCGTATCAGTGAAGTAATCCTCAGAGATGCGGAAAGGAAAGCCAGTGGCGTACGTGTTGACGTAAGTATCGGGCTTGCGAACACCAGTGCGCGGCCATTGCAGTGCCTGCGTATCCGTTGCCCTTGCACCTAAAAACCGCTCACGATCTAGTCGCTGTGTTGCGGTATAAAGCGCCCTGTTCTTTTGATCATCAGTTGCAGAGCCCCAAGCGGTCACATCTGCATCCTCGACCATGCCATCAACGATGGCCTGCGCGTCAGCCAGCGTCAGGTAACTGTTGGCGTTTGCGTCGCCCGCTGTTGCGTCGATTGTTACTGCCATCGGGCGTCACAGTAGAAGTCTTTTTGGTCGGCTTTTCAGGAGCGGAGACTGCCGCTTGTGCAGCAGCCTCACGTTCCTTCATCCGCCTAAAGGCGA